AGTATATTAAGTTGTTTGGCGTGTTTCCTCAAAACCTATTATACCGCTGTTTATGTATATCTAGAATCTGGCTCAGTCTTGATGTGATAGTCATACTCAATAATCAGTTTGTTAACAAAAAGGGTTCTTGCCGATGCTAACTCTGCTACGTCCCTACTTTCGTCAGCCTGATATACCCTGGTATTGTGAAAATAAATGTTATACGGAATAGATACCTCTCCAGCAGAGTTTAATATAGGGTTTGAAATACTGTAGGAGTTTATATCTTGGGCTGAAGCATCTTCACGATCAAGGGCATTTGAAATAACACGCACAGAATCTATCAACTTGCCTACATCTGTAGAATATATGAAGTATATAAGTTGTTCTCGTTTATGAGCATAAAATGGGGTAGGTCTAAATCTCATCAATCTATCATAAACAATTAATACTGGGCTTTCTGTTTGCCTAATTTGAATATTATCGTTGTATAGATCTTCAATATTTGTTGGAAATTGTGCTGGGACCATTGGGGTTGGATTAACTAAATCGGAATCTGCAACAAGTCCATAGTATGCTAGTTCAGATAAAATATATCTGTTTAAAAATATAGGTGGAAAACCAGTATCTGTTAGTATACTCATAGTCTTATTCTACCCCAATTGTTGCATTAGCAATCCACTTAAACCCTGTATCAATACCCTTGCTTCTGCCCATTCTTGATCCAACCTTCATGTTTGTTTTATAAAGTTTTGGCTTTTTAATGTAATCATAAATACCAGAAGCCTTTAAAAATGATTGTTTAAAATATCTTAACATAAACTCGTCAACAGTTTTTTCAAAACTTCCATAAACCATATCTCCACCAGGGCTGTCTACGGTGATTGGCTTGCTTGTAAATACTTCCCCACTTGGCCCATTAAATTTTAACACCCTAGATCTAGTTGGCTTAATAGTAACTGGAACACCATTTTCCATAATTTTTGCTTTATTATAAAATGGTACAGTCATGTTTTTAGATACTGTTCTTGATTGTCTAAATGAAGAATTAATAGATAGTCCAAGATTGCTAACAGTATATTTTAAATCAAACAATCTTGCATTTGGACTACCAGTTTGATTCCACTCATAAATATGATGCAATGCTTTTGGATTTGACCTTGCCTCAACATCAACATATTGTGCAAGAGCACTGATTACTCCAAGACCCAACTTATCTAAAAATATTTTTTTACCTTTATGAATGCCGTCTAAAAATCCAACAGAGTAATCAATAATATTTTTCATTTGTTTATCAAAAACTTTTGTATTCATTGTAACTATCATTAGTCACCTACAGTCTGGTTTTCAGTTCTACGCCATAACATCTTGTAATATTCCACAGATCCAAATGGTCCAGTAAATGGCTCAACTGTTGCTATTTCATAAATAGTTCCTTTGCCAGATCTTGGTCCAGCAGTTTCTTTATAAATTATATTATCGTTTGCATCTCTTACATTTGTTACAAGTATGTTTGTTGTTGCATTGTTGGCATTGTTTGAAGAGAGTCTGGGGTCATTTTGGGTCCTTGCAATAAGTTTGTTTTCATATTGTAAAAATGCTTCTGGCTTAATATCTTCTGTTCCTAAACCACCGACTGGTGTCGCATTACAGATTACAGTTCTATCATAAACCCAATCTTTTTTAGGTTGACCGTAATCTCCTTGTGTAAGAATTGGAAAATATATATCAGCCTTCATCGGATACATAAAATCTGTAACTTCACATGAGTTCATTATAAAACTCCAGGACGAACAATATTATCAACATATTTAGACAAAATCTTGTCTACAATAATATTTCCAGTACCCTCAATCATTCTCTTATAGTACTCAATTTTAAATTGATCAGTGCTGTAGTTCTTTACATATCTCTTGTAATAATCTAACTTGCCACATTTAATATCATTAATTAATAATTTTGTAGCATCTTGAATGTCAATAGGAACTACTTTATACCCTGTTTCTACCAAGAAAATATAATCTGTTCCGTTTGGAAATCCTACGCCAGCAGTTATGGTTTGAACATTTCCGCTATCTTCTGTATCAAATATTGCAAAGGAATCTGAAGAGGCTACTGGAATTCTTGCAGGACGTCTTTCCGCTCTATTTAAAGAGTCCGTTGCTTGTACTGGATCTTTTGTAATTGCAGTTTTATCTTTAGTAATTAAATAATTAAAGTCTCCCAATGCTGGGCCATCTGGATCACTAATATCATAAACAAGTTCTGCATTTTCGTATGCTTTTAAAATTTTATGTGTTCTATCCCAAAGAGGAATATAGTCTGTTTCTTGTCCAACTACCTCAAGATACTTACGTTTATAATAAAATCCATCAACTATTGTGTCAATAATTGCTCTTGCTAATGATTCGTACTCTTTATATTTAGCAATATCTGTAGCAGAAGTTTCACCATTTGCAATTGCTAATTCTGTTGGATCTACATAAGGGCGTTCAATTTGTAGGTTATCTTCAATTACTATATCGCCACGCTCTCCATCAATATCTTCATAAACAGTTACCGCATAAGATTTATCATACTTAACAAAGTCTCCGTCTAGTTGATATGTTATAGTTCCTTCCGAAGAAGATGTTAACCCAGATTCTCCGCTAAGGAATTCTTCAATTTCTGTCTGCTCTGGAACATCTTCAATAACAAGAATATAATCTGCTGTTTCATCTGGAACTTTATAGGTTACAGAAAGCGGATATGGTGGTAAACGAAGTATTACTGACATTAGTCTTTACGGTAATAAGATGCTACTTCTTCAGGCGATGCTATACGTACTAGCCTGTGAGTTAGCCACTTTTCCGATGCCTCCTTTGAAACTATGTTGTACCCCACCTTTAATGCACCCAAGTTATCCATATGAAGATTTTTGTCTGAATATAGGGCTACTTTATTTGTTATGTTTTCTGCCTTGTCTATTTCCTCTACACGTTCTTCTTTATTTTCTGGTGGAAACCAACTGGCAATAATTTCTAATATTTCAAGTTTAGTGCTTGCATCAAAAAGTTCTATATTATTTTTTTTAGCATATGATTTTAATGCTAGTACGCTTTTTGTTGATAACTCTTCCATTGTTGTATTCATAATTCTCCTGTACTCATTTGTAATTATACCAGAATAACAATAAGGAGGACGGTTTTTATACCGCCCTCCCTAGTACGTGATTGTTATATTTTAGGAATCAGCGCTATCTGAGTCAACATAAGCGACTGCATCTAGTTCTTCCCATTGAATACCAAAGCGTACGAATACTGTGTATTCAATTGTGTCTTTCTTTGGCTTGTATTCACGGTTTACAGTGATATCTCTCTGGAAGCCCCATACACGGTTCTGAGGGAATGTTAAATCAACATAACCTGCAGGGTAGTAAGGAACCTCAAGAACATCTACACCAAGTACACGAGTTGTACGTGCATTACCAAGTGTTTGTGCAGTTCCATCAAGGAATTCTTGACGGTTTGCTTGTGTGCTACCAGTGCGATCTGAGAACGCTGCTGAGATAGCATCTGCAAGAGTACCGTTATTACGAACGATACCAGCAAAAGCATCAGTACCAGCATAGAACTTAAGGTTTGACTTAAGTGCACGATACTTGCGTGGCATTGCTAGAAGCAAGCCCTGCATTACTGATGTAGTGTAGTTGTTATCTGAAACTGTTGCAGCATATTCGTGAGCAGCATTTCCTACTGTTCCACGGGTCTGCTTTACGAATCCTGCCATAATTGAAAGGAATGCGTCTGCGCCTGTTCCAAGACCATTGATAGCAAGATCTTCAATATCATTTGCGAAAGCATTGGTCATTAAGCGAACTAAATGATCTTCAAGTGCTCCACCTTCAATATTGTCTTCAAGTGCTTCAGTTGATACTTCCCAATCAAGACGAATCTTTTTGGTTGTAAGTTCTACCTTTGAGAATGTTGCACCGATGTTTGTATAATCTGGTGCGCCTTGAGCAGCAGCACGAATTACACGTTCACCAACGTTTACCTTCTCAATTTCCATGGTGTTTGCTCTCATGGTGACACGACGGCCATCTTTAGCGAGGACAGTTGCATCCCATACGTAGTCAATAAAACGACGTGCTTGCTCTGGTGCTAAAATACCACCTGCAACACCTGTTGGGTTTACTGCGTTTGCTCCAGTTGTTG